TTTGTATTGGTTTTCTATTTTCTAAGTATACAATGTTACCACTATCTGGTTGTAACTCTGGGTTAGTATAACCTGTTGTTGTAGACAATGTATTATTGTTTGCAAGAGTGATTGTTTCTGAATCAGTTGATGGTGTTAATGTTGCAGATGATGTTGCACCTGTAATTACATTAGCTCCTGTGAATACACTATGGTCACCAGTTGTACTGTTTGTTCCATAATCACCAAATCTTTCTTGTTGGAAATATAATAGACTTAGTGTAGAATCCCATTCTACTACTTTACCTACAGCACCTGTTGTTGCTTGTGTAATTTTTTCATCTACTTCAAATGTGCCAGTATTTGATGCGGCCTTGACTACGAAAGTTTGTCTTCGTGTAGATGCAGTTGCAACAGTTGATGTTCCATAATTGGTTGGGTCAACAATAAGTCCTACTTGTCTAAAATCATTTTCAGTTGTGATATCATCACCCTCTGCTTGTGTTAATGTTGTAGCAGACATTACATAGTGTCCACCTAGTTCAACAATTGCACTATTACCATGACCATTCTTAGGTGAGATAACTACTTCAATAGCTCCACCAGAACCACCGATTGCAGATGCACTTGTTAAAGCAGCATCAGAGAATGTGTAACCAGAACCTAGATTTACTGTACCAAAAGTATATCCTGCTCCACCAGCATGAATTGTTGTATCTGTACCAGCAGTCAATCCGAATGATTGTATTGCATTACCTGATACTGTAATTCTAACTATCGCACCAGAGGATGTTCCAGCACTTGTGCCGTCACCATAGACAGCGGCGTAATAAGTTCCGTCTGTATAACCTGTTCCTGCTGTAACTTTTAATGATTCAATCTTACCATCTACTGCTGCAGCACTTACTGTACTATCATCAGATACAGGTATAAAATCACTTGTTAAATATTTTGCAGCTTCAGATGTTGTAATTTGATACATGTATTTTAATACATATCCACCTAACTCGAATGGGGATGTTGAAGTAGATGTGGGTTCAGCACCAGAATATGCTGTTCCAGCATTATTATCTAAAACTTTATAAACTCTATAATCAGATGTCATGAAATAAAATGATGAATCATATAGATTGGATGCACCTGATGTTGTTGTATTTGATGAAGATATATTATCATCATACATATCGTAGGTTGTTCCATTGGCCCAATTTCTTCTTGGTATTGCATATGTAATATCAGATGATGTTACATTCTTTGCAGCCAACATGGAATCCCATGCATAAAATTCTGTGTCTGTCGGACTATCACTAGGTGTTGGTGGTGAAGAATCACTACCCCCTGTTGTTCCTGATGTGTATGCAGTTGCCTTTCCTACAAATAGATAGTATGTAGATTTGGATGCCTCTGAAAAGCTCTCAAAGAATTGAGTAGCATTGTGTTGTCTAAATTTTTCTGTTATGATTGCTGACATTTTTTAAATTCCCATTCTTTCATTTATTTATACAAGTTATATCTAACATTATTTAAAATGTTATGCCTGTTGCTCCTTCTAAATCTATATTATCTCCAGCATGTGCTGCCGTGTCTAACACTAGAAAACCATGTGTATCATCTGTTGCATCTTCAAGAGCAATATCACCAGTAGAACGAACAGTTATTTCTGCCGGCATAACGATTGGTGTATACCCATATTTAGACTTATAGCTTGTGTCATTTTGAGAACTTAGTCTAAAGTTTTCTTGTGGTGTTTGTCCTTTACTTCCTATTATATTATATGTTTCCATAGCAAGAAGTGGTTGGTCTCTTAATTCTGATTCGAATGTCACAGCAAATCCAGCATCCTCATCATATGGTGTGATTGGGTCTCCTGCTATGTCTGTAGATAATGTGACACCACTACCATCCATAAGAATGACACCATCACCATACTCTAATTTAATTCTATCATTTGCTGTTGTGGCAAATATATCTTCCATAAGAATACCACCTGCCTCACTTAAATTATCACTTATAATTTTATCGTTAATAGAAGTAGTATCATTATCCTCTGATATTAACACTCCTGTTTCTTCTAATATAAATGTTGCTCTTTCTGAACTCGTTGATACAGTTTTAACATCTTGTTCTAATCCAATAGGTACAACAAATCCTAAATCATCTGTATCAGGTTCTATTACTAATTTAAATCCAGCATCACTACCAGATGTATCTGTTCCATTTAAAACTATGTCACCCTCATCTTCTACTGTAATTACTGTTTCTTTTGTATTCTGTAATATTTTAAATCCAGCATCTGTTTGAGAATTATCTGTACCATCTAATAATAACTCACCCTCATTTTCCATAACAATAGAATCTACCATGCCTGTTACATCAATGTTGTCTGTATCATCTGCCAAAGTAAGTTGACTTGGTCTTAATATATGTTCAAATGTTATTGTACCAAACTCATCAAAAGTAAGTGTGGTATCATTGTCATCATCACTAAACAATATTTTTTCATTTTCATTCATAATCATATCTGTAGGTACAGCAATTCTATCTGCCTCTGCAAGTAATCTTCCTGTGCCTGGTCGACAAGTTTCTAAACATATACTACCTGTATCATCTTCTAAAGTAAAGAATACGATTTCATCAAATGGTTTAAAACCATCTAATACTAAATTGTCTGTGAGATTACCAGTACCACTTTCTAATACGATACCACATGAATCTCTAAATGGGTGTGCTGCTAAATGTAACAATACATTGTCTTTCACTCTTGACATTGGATTATTACTAATCTTAATTTCTCTAGAATGTATAATTGCTCTTTGACTATTTCCACCAATACCTTGTGCTGATTCAGATGCCATAATTCCACTACCAGTATCTCCTGTAGCAGTTTCGTATTCTATACCATCTCCAGCATTTGTTGAAGAACCATCTGTACCATCCAATACAATATTAGCATCATGGTCACCTATACCAACAGCTGTTCTGTGTGATATTTTTACATGTTCATCAAATAGTGTTGCGAATGTAGAAGCAAGTTCTGGTGAGAATGTTGTTGTATCACCATCGTAACCAGCAACTCCAGCAGCAGTGGTTGTAACTCTAACAGAAATTTGTGATGCAATATTTACTTTACCAAATGGCATAAATCCTGTTGGATGCACTGCTCGTTTTAATTCGTTTAGATATGTTGATAATGATTCACCTACTCTAACCTCATAAGAGTAATCTTGATAGTAGTAAGAATCTTGTAATCTGTTTAAGTCTTCACCAACTAAACTTTGAATACCACTGTAAGCACCAACCTCTGTTTTTTGTGTACCCACTGCAAGTGTTCCTGTAGAAATATCTGCAGATACAATCGTTGCAGTTGCTCCACCTGAATCTGTAATTGTTACATTATCTTTTGAGAAATCTATTGGTTGTTCATTTATGATATCATCGGCAACATCTGTAGATGAACTGTCTGTTGCATTTAAAACTATATTGTCAAATGAGATATCTTCTTCAAATAATATTTTATCATTATCTTCTTGTACTAATACATTACCTAAATCTTCTGTGCTTAATCTGTCACCCTCATCACCTGTATTACCAGATTCCATAACAGCATAGTTTGTTGAACCTTCTTCTTGATATTTGTTTATAACTAATGGGTCACCAACATTGTGTGATACTCCACCATCTATGTGTCCATGTTCTATAATAAAACTTCCACCAGATATATTTGGACCATCTGTTACACTTCCTAATGCTTGACCACTTTCTTGTATGAGTACATGTGTTCCATTATTTCTTCCTGTGGCATCCTCTAATAATATACTATCATCACCTGTCTTACCATCAGCATTAATTACTATTCTATCATCAATACCATTAATAATATTTGGTCTTGTAAAGACAAGTAATGAATTACCCATACCAGAATGATTAGTACAATAGTAATATAATTGTGGAGCATCTGCAGCTACTTCTATCTCAATAAAAGAACCTGTTGTTCCTATTGGTATAGTTGTAGTAGAAGATTGAGTTACACCTGTTGTATACTCACTACCACCTGTTGTTGTTCCAGCAACTGAAACTGATTTAAATAATAGTTGATGATTTTTAGTAGTATCTAAATTATATAACGAACTATCTGAGGTATCGAATCTATAAGTGTTACCTCTTGCTAAACCTAGCTCTGGATTTGCAACTCCATTAATATAAAATATGTTTGCAGTATCAGTAGAGTTTCTTCCAACAGTTACTTTAAGTATTTCTTTTGTGTTTGTTGGCGTTGTAATAGATGTAGCATTTGTTAAAAAGTTTTCACCATCATCAAAATCTAATACATCTTCTAAAAGAATACCATGAGGTTCTGATTCAGAATTATCTTCTAATCTTATACCCTCGTTTGTTGTACTTGATGCCTCACCATCTGTTCTAACTACATTTTCAAATGTTGTACTTAATACTTGTGTATCTGCATTCCAACCTGATACTGTTCCTGTATGAGATGTTAAAGTATTACCAGAAGCAAATGTTCCTGTAACATCTTTTAATACAAAGTGAGCTTGGAATGTTGCATCTGGTGGATTACTAGAATCTAAATCAAAACTACCATCTTTAATTTGTATACCATTTGCTCTACCAATATCAGTTGTGTTTGATTTAAGACTTGCACTTGTACCAGATGTACTTGTAACAGATACAGTAGGTAATTTAGAATAACCATTACCACCATCAGTTACTTTTACCTTTCTGATTGATGTAGCTTCTGCAAGTGTTCCAAATGTGTCTTCTTCTAAAGCAAATAAATTATTGTTTGTAAATTCATCTGCAGTTTCTTGTAATGTATCTGTTAATAAATTATGATTAGCATGTAGAGATGAACCATCTGTTCCATTTAATAATAATTTATTAATAGAGTTACCTTTTATTACATGAGGTATACCTGTTGTAGGTGCAGTATCGAATGTTAATGTTGTACCACTTACACTCCATACAGTATCTCCAGCAGCATCTGTTGAGTTTAATAATATACCATCACGATAAACTCTAATATCATCTGTATTAGCATTTAAAGATGTAAGAGTAAATTGTGTTGTTGAAGAATCAGGTGTAATATCTTCTTGAATTAAATTACCATCTTCTAAAATAATTTCAAATGGTACTAGTGAAGAATCTGTTCCAGCTTCTAATGTGATTGTATCTGTTGTAATATCTGAATCATCTAGAGTTCCTGCCTCTTGTAAGATACCACCACCAATCATACTGACAATACCAGTTGCAGCATTAATATCTGTGTCATTTGAATCAGAGGTAAATGATACTACATCTCCCACTTCATATAAACTACCACCATCATCTATTATAACATCACTTACTGACCCTGTTAGAATATCCTCTACAACAACCTCTGATACACCGCTTCCTAGACTTTCGATACTTAGAGTATCAGATACACTATTTAATATTCCGTCATTCGTAACGGCCGATGTAGTGATTTGAGATGATACTGTGAATGTTACATCTACATCTCTTGTAGATGATGTTGCTGTAATTGTTTCACCATCTGTAAATGTACCTACTATATTTTGTAATTCAAATTCTGTAACTGCAAAGTTTCCTTGTGTAAAGGTAGATGAAGATACAACAACAGCTGTTGCACCAGATGTTCCACCTGTAATAATTTGATTGATTACTTCTGAACCGTCTATGTTAGCTGCGGCAGAAACTCTGAGTGTAACTTTTTGACCCCAATTACCATCTGAGGCTCTCATCATTCTTTCTGTTGGATATACTATCTCTGGTGTTTCACCTAAGAAAGCTTTGAAGAATAATTCGTGACCTTTTGATGTTCCTTTGGCAGCATATAAGTCTTTGATATTTTTTAATAAATTTCTCTTAGAAACTCCTGTTGCTAAAGTTTCTGGAATTGCGTTCATGAACTGGTCACGCATTTGGTCTAAGAAATCATAGATAGTATTATCTACATTGGCATACTCTAAAAGTTGTTGAATGTTTTGTACTGGGTTAGCACGATACTCTGACATAACACCAGTCGCACCAGATGTTCCACCTGTAAAAGTTTCACCTGTAATAAATTTTTGTTGAGAAGATATATAAAGATATTTGTTTCGACCATCTTCTACTAATACTGTTGCAGTTGCTTTAGATGTTGCACCTGTAATGGTTTCACCATTTACAAATAATCCTGTAGAACCTGTTCCTGTTTCAGTAACAATTCTATTCTCATCTTCTTGTAAAATAAATTCTAATGTATTAGTTTGTTGTCTTAAATATTCTAACTCACCTGTGTAAGTAATTCTACCTGCCTCTAGGTATTGATAATAATGTTTAAGAAATCTAACAAACTTAGAATGTTCTGATTGTACAAAATCAGGTACTTGCCCCTCAATGAGTGGTGATAATTTTGTTACTAGTTTTGAATCATTCTTTGCCATTCATCTAATATGCCGAACTGGTTGGTGTAGATGAAGGCGTTGTAACAGTTGTGGTTGAAGTTGTACCTGATGAGGTAACAGTATATCCTACACCTGTAGTTGCTTGTGCATCAACAGTTCCACCTGTTGTTGTGTTAACTAAATCTATTTCTAATATTTGATTCCTCACTGGTATCACATCATTTGATTTTGGAATTGCTGTTATACGAATTTGTGTTGATGATGCACCATCTATATCTGATACTGCAGAAATTAATAATGCTGTTGTACTGATTGTTCCATTAGTATAATCTACTGTTCCTGCGGCACTGTTTAAATATGTTCTAACTGCGCCAGTAGATAAAGAATAAATTCTCAAATTACCAGAACCATCATCATCAAAAAAGTATTCTGTTTCTGTACTGTTATCTAGATAAAATCCTGTAGATGAAATTACTCCACCTGATGCTGTGTTATAACCTGTGTAGGGATTATAGAATGCATTATTAAAATTAATATTATATGATGAAGATGATGAAAATGGTGTAAAGAATTTACCCATAGTGACTGTGGTTGTATTATTTAATATAGATGTATCTGTATCATCAATCAACCCTGTAAGTTTAGAATGTCTAAATGAACTATTAAATTCTTGCAAGTCACTTGAATTATAATTAGAAATAGTTGTAGATATTAAACTTGCTAACTCATCTTTAGTAGATGTTGTTGCAGTTGAATCATAATTAAATGAAACATTTAAAATTAGATAAGTTGTTTCTGGGTCTACAACCACTGGTGTAATTGAAGCAACTTTGAATGGGGCAAATGCCGATACTAAGTTACTCTTTTGTACAGTTGTTAAATTTTCACCTGTAGTAGATTTAATTGAGATAAACACTTTACCATATTCTGGGTTAGATGATACACCTGTACTTGTATCGTAACTACCATCTTCTCCACCCCAAACAGAAACTGCCTGAGTGTTTGCAAATAATTTTTTAGTATATGTTTTATAATCATCTACTGTTACACATCTACCTTGAGCTGCATAATCTAATGGAGCATTAATTTTTATTGATTGTATTGTTTCTGGATTAGAACCACCAGTTGCATTTGCAACAGTTGTTACTGTAATACCTGTGACACCATCAATACTTGATGGCGAACTAAAAGATGAGGCTCCATTTGCTAATGTTCTATTGGTAACTACATATTTTAGTTGTACAATATTACCATCTGATAAAGCTTTACTCACTGTACCATCACCAAAATAAACTTCATACAAACCACTATCAGTTTCTTGTAAATAGTAAACTGTACTTGATGAAGATAGTTGTGTTATATCTGTGGCTTTAGTATAAGTTGTAGTTGTTGTATCAGATGCTGATGTTTGTATTTTAACTGTTAGTGTTGAAGTGTCTGCTCTTGCATCTGTTAATAAAAATCTTTGGTCTACATCAGAAGTATCTACTGTATAAGATGATGTAACATAAGTACCCTCATAAATTTTTACACTATCAAAAGGAACAGCAACTCCTGTATTACTTGCAGTCACATCTGCAATCGTAACAAACTGATAATCTACACCATCAATACTAGTTGTAAATGCTGTACCAGATGCCATAGTTTTAGTTATGGAATCTGTTGATAAACTTACATTGATTGTGGCATAAGGTGCTCTGGATGATGTTGTTTCATATCCCAATGACTTGGCATGTGATACTACACTTGAACGAAGTGATGCGCTGTCTAAGAACATTTCATTTGCCAACATGTTAGCATTGAATCCTAAGTAGTGAGTATTGTATGCAAGAGTATCTAATAAAATATTCATACCAGAACCTTCAAAGTCATAATCTTTAAATTCGTTCTGTGCCTTTAAAAATGTTTTAAGATTAGTTTTGATATTATCAAAATCTAATTCGGTTACTCTTAATCTTTTATCATTTGCCATTATCTTATTCTCTCTAACATGACTGATAGGTCTACTAGTTCTGTGGGTGCATTAACTACATAAAATTCTATTGATACATTGTAGATGTTTCTATCAAAATCTGGTAAAGCTCTAACTGATACTAAACGACATCTTGGTTCAAAGTTTTGTATAACATCTTCTATTTTTCTTGCTATGATAGCAGCGATTACTGGTGTCATAGGTTCAAATAACATATCTCTAATTCCACCAGATATTTCTGGGTGAAATGGTTTTTCAAAATCATTTAGTTGTACAAGATTTCTTAATGACCTTTTAACTGCTTGTATATCAGTAATTTTATTGACATCAGAACCTACAGTTTTCTTAGTGAAGAATAAATCTAAATCAGAATATTGTCTAACATTACGACTGATATCATTTTGAGCTTGTGCATCTTTATATGCCGACATTGGAAACCCCTAGTTATTTAATTATTATTTATAAGAGATGTCTATAAGAATTTAATTTATTTGACTCCTACATTACTAGCAATCATTATTCGTTTTTCTTCACATTCACATGGTGGAACAGAATGTCTAACTATGCCAGGAAATACAATCAACTCTCCCTCTTTAGGTTGAATAGATAAATCTCCCTCTGGGAAAACTAGTGGTGATGAGCCTTCTGGCATACGAATATAGTAACACCAAGCATAAACACTACCACCATGATTATGTGCTTTAGTCCAATCTCCTTTACCATAAGTAGCACCCCAACATTTTCTTATATAAAATTTTGGTGGATTAAATGAATTCTTTCTACCATATGATTCATCTATGATATCTAAAACTTTATCACATAATGTTTGCACGAGATTATTATGTGTGTGTAAATGCCAATCAGTCATATCTCCTTGAACATTAGTTGTTTTGTTTTGTACATCACCTAAGGCAATAATATCTTTTGCTAAAGTATCATTTTCTTCTTGTGTTAATATATTGAGTTTTTGAATAATAGGAATCTTTATGCTAAACTCGTGCATAGGAATTTTAATTTTTTTTGTTTTATTAGTTAGACCCATAAGAATTTAATTTATTTAAATTGGTTTTTCTTTTGTGACTGGTGTAAATTTTTTTACATTATCTTTAACAGCATCCACAATAGATTGTGCATCAGTATTATCTAGACTTAAAGAGAAGTTTTGTGGTATATCTTTTTTAGCATTTTCTACAAGAGATATCGCATCATTGCTCAACTCGGTAAGAGTATCAGCATCTATAGATATATCAAACTTAGGCAACTCTGGTAATGATTCGAAAGCACCTGTGATGGCAGAAAAACTTATATTAGCAGGTAACTCAAAAGGAATACCATCTGCACCAACTTCTAAGTTTGGTATTAATCCCCCTATGTCTACGCCATCTTTTACTTGTGAAACTACTGAATCTACATCTATTCCTTGTGCGCTTAGTGTTTCCCCAAACGAAGTTTTTAACTCTGCTATTGATGAAGCTCCAGAAATAGAATTGATATCAATGTCTGCTAATCCAGCGAATGCTCCTTGAGCATTTAAGTTTGGAAGTTCTGGTAGTGGTGGTATCATAGAAGAAAGGTCACCTACTAAACTTGCAACCTGACCTTCTACTGCTGACTTCATTGTAGAGGCATCTGCAGTTACATCAGAAAATTGTGCTTGGGCAGAATCTTTTAAAGAACCAACTTTTCCTAAAGTGCTATTAAGAGTGCTACTTGCGCCTGGAACACTTGCATTAATCATATCTTTTATTGCCATATCAATCTCCTATGCTGTTCTTCTCCACATGTATGCTGTGATGTATGGTTGTAAGTTATTGTGAGCTCCACCACCACCTGTACTGCCAGTATTGTAAGTTTCAGATGAATTAGCGTTACCAGCAGTTCCAGACCCACCAGCACCACTTTCACCAAGTGCAGTGTGTGTATGTGCTGGTAATTCAGCTACTGTAAGTGTGTGTGTTTTTGAACCACCTGTTTCTCGCACAGCGTCAAAATCAGTATCAGTTGAATCAACACCTACTATAACTCTACCAGCTCCAAATGCTGTCCATGTTCCAAAACCTAATAGTGTGCCTGGATTTGTTGCAACACCAGCATTAGTGTAAATAGAACCAACAGGATAAATTGTTTCTAATACATGTAATCGTAAACCTTTATCACCACCTGTTAGATTTAATACTAAATCATTTGAATCATCTACATCAAGATTTATCTTAGTAGAATCTGTTTCATCAATTTTTATATCTGCCATTGTTATCTCCTATGCATTCGGCGCCGATGTAATGTTAGCGGCCAAACCTGCTGTATCAGTATGTGTATGAGTTGTAAGTGCAATAGTATTAGCAGTAACTTCTTGTGTGGTTGTAATTGTACTTCCACTACCAGAAAGATTTATAGTACCTGATGAACCTGTAAAGCTAATAGCACTTGAATCACCAGCAAATGTCATTGTACCTACTGCCTCTGATTTAATATTCATTGATGATACTGATTTAAGTCCAATAGATGCACCAGAAGCTATACTCACATTACCATCTAATGTCACTACTCCAAATTTATCTTGTGTAACTATAGTTAGATTTAAATTAGAATGTAATGTCATATCTTCTGTTGTAGTTATAAGACCCTCACCCCCAATGGTTGTAACTGAATTACCAGCCACACTTAAAATATAATCTTTTGCTTTTGTAGATTCTTTAGTTGTGCCTATTGAACCTGTATATGAATTCGCAACATTGTGTGCATGATTACCTATAATCATTTCTTCTAGATTACCAGCACCACCAGCACCAATCTTGACTTGCTCATTCTTATGAATCTTTCTCGTAAAGTTTCCACCAACCTCTAATACATAATCCCCTTTAATAAATTCTTTTTTGTTTCCATTTGTTGTTAAATTAATATCTCCATTTACAAATATATTAGATTCTCCAGCAACCAGTTCATAGTTATCACCTACAACCTTAACTGTCTTTGAACCGTCTACTACTATTTCTTCATAGGTGCCAGACATGTGTTGTCTTTGTAATCTCTCTCCGCCTGGTGTGTCATCTATCTCTTGTATGTGACCTGACTCTGATTCATGTACATGATTGTAAGGATACTTTCCTGTATCAGTTTTTCCTCTCGGTGTAGGTTCATCAAAGAAAGTCGGTGTGTCATCTTTATTGAGTGTTGTTGAGATTGGGTCTAAGTTTGGTTTAGTTGCCTTTGGTATCTTAACAAGTTTAGCAGCTAAAGCTTTTCGTTTAATTAAAGATGTATGAGTTTCTGCAACATCATCTCTTGCAAGTCTTGATACATCTGATTCACCTGTGGTATGACCAGAGTGTGCAATTGTGCCAGGATATTTTCCATTTGGGTCATTGAATCCTGTAGACGAATCAGCAGCATATGTTGGAACGCCAGGTAATGAACCCATAATGATTGGTTGTTGTTTTTCATTTGCATCACGAAAGAATCCGACTACCCAAGTTCCCTCTGTTAAAAAACTAGGTGTGTTTCCCATACCTTGCATGGATGGGTCGGTGACTGGATGCATGACATGTGCCCACGGCAAGTCTGCCGATGGTATATCATTTAAATCTTCTGTGTGGTATCCTAAACATCTGACTTGTACTCTACCAAGTTTTGCAGGGTCATTACGATTTTCTACAACACCAGTAAACCATACAAAGCCATCGAGGCCCATAAAATAGTTTTCGTTCATAGAAACTATTTATAAGATAAAGCTGAAATGATAGTGAATATAGTAAAGTAGTAAATCAGAATATAATCTTTATTTAAAAGACCGAAGTCACTTAGTATTGCAACGACACATATGAATATGACATATGATATAACAACAAGAGCTATGGTTGTTGTTATTGCTTTTAACATTAAGTATTCCGATAGTCTAGATAGATATTTCCAGCAAGAACAATTCTTTCTTCTGACATGCCTATTGCCTGTGGCACTTCATGTAGAACATGGCCAGGGAAAAGTATTATCTCATCTGGTTTAGGATGTACTCTCAATTTTGCTTGTGGAAAAACTAAGGGTGGGGCATTGTTGGGTACTTGTATATAATAAACCCAAGACCACAATGCAGGGCCATGGGTATGGGGTTTGGTAAAATCACTCTCGTTATAGATTGCACCCCAACAATCAAAAGTAAAAAATTTGTCTAGAGTTCCTTTCTGGTCTTTGACTTGTAAACTTTTTATAATGTCTATTGCAGAATTACAAACTTCATTGACTGATTCATATTGTCCATGTAAAAAATAATTAGTCATGTATGCTTGTACATTTGACTTTCTTTCTTCTTCGTATTTGTGAGAGCGAATGATGTCTACCATGTCTTTATGTAAGTGGTGTAAAGATAGTGGTCTTCGTATCACTCGCTCTTTTTTTGTGAATGTGTGAAACTCATCTTCTGTTCGAAGATTGTTTGATAAATTTTTTAAAGACATTTTATATTCCTAGAAATTCATCATTGGGTATTTCAGACTTTGCTTCATCTTGTTCTATTTTCAGTTTCATCATTGCTTTACACTCTTGCATATCTTCATTGATTGCTCGAATATCATCTAGCATATTAGACAATACAAAATATAGATACACGGCACCCAGCCAAAAGACTACGGCCGTTACAAATAATATAAAGTTTATCATTGTTTATTCTCCTAAGAAGTTTTATCAATTAATTCTTTTTTCATTCTCCGAATGTTTCTCCGAGTTTTCGCTACGAGATTTTTTTAGTGATAAGTTTCCGAAATAGGAATCTCCGATATCACATTTCTTTTATACCAATCATAGAAGAATGGATTGTTTTGAAACAGAGTGGCGGTATCTTCAAGCTTCATATGTTTCATATCAATGATATAGCAGAGTATACGCCATTTCGATTCCTGTGTTTCTCGGTCATCCTCGTTGTAATCGAAGATGCCAAACTCATCGCCACGAAGCGAAGAAACCTCAGTCTTCATTTCTGATAATAATTTCTGTAGTTGTTCTTCATTTTCCATTGTAGATTCTTACTCCTACTAACATCAGAAAGGTTGAAAGAATAATTCTTGTGCCTATCTTAATGGTTTCTGTGTATCCTATGACTTCTAAGTTTTCCACATATCCAATGATACCTAGAAACATTCCAAATCCAAATGCTATAAAGAGAACACCTATGTATTCTAGTTTAAACATTCTATCCATTACATTAAATATTTTATCCATACGATTACCTCACTTATACTATAAATTAATACTCCCACTATAACACATCGTTCAAGAGTTGTCAAGTGGCCATTGTATCCTTGTGTCCAATACCAAGTATCTAAATCATTATCCATATAGTTCCTATAATTATTATTGCTAAAAATATTGATAGTACAATTCCCATATAAAGTATTGTGCCATAAAATATTAGTTTCCAAAAATCTTTAAAGAATTCCCAACAAGTATTCATTTATTACAATCCCCATACTTGCTTGATGGGTGCACCTCAAATTCTAGAGTAACATGCCAACCCCAATACTTATCAAAGGTTAATATCAGATGCTCATAGTCCGATGATTTCAATTCAGTCATCATCTTATCAATCTCTTTTGGTGTATAGTCACATCGCTTTGCTAAGTCCTGTGCCAGTCCAAGTAAATAGAATGCATTACCATCTGGGCCTGAACAGTCTACAATCAGTCCTTTATGCTTTAATTTTTCTCGTATCATTCTATTCTCTCACCTTTATGTTTTACATAACCTCGTTTAGATTCTTTCTTTCTGTCCTTTTCAACTTTTGATTTACAGAATTTTTTCAAATACTTCTGTACAAAATTTCTCATTTTCATAACACTTTAAACTTTCTTCTACTCTTACTAAAGTTCATGGCCTTTCTGAATCGTATCAATTCAGTCGTACCCTCTTTTATATATCCAATACACTTCGTATTATTTAAAACAAAGTAAGTGTGATTGGCATATTCCCAATCTGTAATTTCTTTTAACTCTTGTAACATTATTCTATACTCATCTCAATACTACTTCTCAACGCTTCAAAGGCATGGTCGATATCTCCCTTGTTGATATTCTCCTCATCATTTTGTTCTTCATACTGTTCCACCAGATTTTCAATCGAGTCTTGTGCCTTATCTATAATACGATTCATAGTGTCGTGTAAGTTCTCATAGTCCATATTTTTTTCTCCAAAAATTTTTTGTGTTTGCTTGTTTTGTTTGTTTGCCAGAAAAGGGGGGTGGGGTCATTCATCTTGTGAACGGCAACTACATGCTCCTGAGTCCTCACCTTTGTCCTTTGTTGTTCTCTCTAGTATATACCTCTTGATACTTATTACATTTATAGATTACCCATAGCATGCTCAGAAACAAGGGGTGGCCCTTCGGAGCGTAGGGATGGGGTTTCACCAACAGTTCTCTACTGGAAGCAGAGCGTGTTCATTACACCAACTACGCTTGTCGAGGAACTAACTCTGTACGATTCTCATGCAGGCGATGACCAGCGTTGCCGATATGTCATGCCTTTTCATGATAGTCCTAATTCTAAATCCTCTACGAATATCACTTAATACCATACTCATTATATCATTTCTCCTAATACTTTAATCATTACTGCAATTGTTATTAAACTTAAAAATACTATATTCATCATCATTACCTCTCTGTTGTCTATAGTTATTACTTTTGTATTCATGATAGAATCCATTCTCCAGAGCCATCTCTCAAAATCTGTTCTTCTCTTTTCTCTATATCAATCTGTTCTTGTTCTGTGAATCCTAAACTAGAATCTATTTGAGAAGTCATATATTCATTATAAGCTTTCTCATACATCTTGTCTAATTCACTTCCAGCAGTCACGATTCTACAGTTGTTCTCACCGCTTCTACCAGTCTTATAGTTCATGTTGACTCTTAATTTGTTCATGTTTCCTCTCTCTTTTTTCATCTTACATACCTATTATGACAGATGCAACAGGGAAAGTCAAGGAAAAATATGCAAATAAATGCAAATAAAGTACTTGACTTTTGCCTCAAAGTGTGGTATAAGGGGGCAAATGCGAATGATTCTCATTATCATTTAGAGGAATATACCAAG